GTTTCCCAGTCACGATCCAGCCGCGCGGATCGTAGGGGTAGCAAAAGCGGAATTAGGCCCGAACACAACGTAGACCATTATTTCGATGCGGTGGTAAACGATGCGATAGAATGGTTTAGCCCATACGCAAAAAACATTAAGGTTATTTCATACGGAAACCACGAAACGGCAATAATAAAACACCAAGAAATAGACGTAATACAACGTTTGGTTGGAGGGCTAAATCAAAAGAACGGCACCCACATACAAACGGGTGGTTATGGTGGTTGGATAGTGTACACCTTTAAAGCTGAAAAAACCAATACTAGGTCCTCATACAGAATTAAGTATTTTCACGGTAGCGGTGGGGGTGGCCCAGTTACCAAAGGAACAATTCAATTTAACAGATTAGCCACAATGGTCGAAGGTGCCGATATGATTTGGATGGGCCACGTACACGAGGACCACGAATTAACGTATCAAGTCGAGCGCATTAATCAAAGCAATCGCGTACATTTGAAGGAGGTTTTAATGGTTCGTACGGCCACGTATAAAGAGGAATACGGAGATGAAAAAGACGGATACGGTGCCAAAGGTTGGATGGTGGAGCGAGGAAGTCCACCCAAGCCCCTAGGCGGCCGTTGGTTGGTGTTGGAACCCGTAAGAAGCCAAAGCAAAAACGACGATAGAACTGAAGTTAAAGCATACACATACCGCGCAAAATGAAAATACCCGTAACGTTTATTTACTCCGAGGATAAAATAGATCCCATTTATCAAATGTTAGGCCTTGAAATGGACGCGGACAAAGTCGAAATTTTGGAAGACGGATATATAGACACCGAACAAATAGAGGCCATTGCGGGTTCGATGGGCTTTACCCAAATTTACACAAAGGGAGGCCACGTTTTCGAAATAGAAATGGACACGGAAGAATTTAACGCACTATGGACGTAGTAAACAAACCAAGCCACTACCAAGGCGAAATTGAATGCATCGAATGTATAAAGGCATCCATGAGCAAAGAGCAATTTTTAGGATACCTTAAAGGAAACATAATAAAATACACGTGGCGTTTTGATCGTAAAAACAAAGCCGAGGACATTAAAAAAATGCAAGTGTACGCCAAGTGGTTGGAGAATGAATTGATTTGATAAAGATTTGTAAATATGCCTAATCCCGAAAATATAATACCACCAAAGAAAGGGGAAGTTAGGAACCCAAAGGGGAAACCTAAAGGAACCCTAAACCGTTCGACCATTGCCAAGAAATGGTTGGAGGTAATGCAAGACTCTAAAAACCCAATAAGCGGCGAGGTTGAAAAGTTAAGCCAAGCCGACCTTATGACGTTGGCGTTAATACATAAAGCCCGTAAAGGCGACGTAAGCGCGTATAAACAATTAATGGATTCGGCCTTTGGGTTGCCACAACAGAACGTAAACGTAACGGAGGAAAAGCCAATATTTCCTGGCATCGATTTGGATGTTGAATAATGCTAAAAAAGACCACGGCACAAAGCAAGATTGCAAAACTACGAAAGCGGGTGCGTATCGTTCGTGGCGGTACATCATCATCCAAAACATTCTCGATTATTCCATTACTTATATCCTACGCCGTAGAAAACGACAATTGCGAAATAAGCGTAGTATCCGAAAGCATCCCGCATTTAAGGCGTGGAGCCATTAGGGATTTTCTAAAGATTATGGACATGGTGGGAATGTATGAACCCACCCAATGGAATAAGTCTAGTTTAACTTACACATTTAACAACGGGGCGTTTATTGAGTTCTTTAGCGCGGACCAACCCGACAAATTACGAGGCGCAAGGCGTGACGTTCTTTTTGTTAACGAGTGTAATAACATAGATTGGGAAAGTTACTACCAAATGGCCATACGTACACGGAGGTTTATTTACCTTGACTATAACCCCGTGGTGGAATTTTGGGTAGATAGCGAATTAAACGACGATGCGGATAGTGAGATGATTGTTTTAACGTACAAGGACAACGAAGCCTTGGACGCATCCATAGTTAAGGAAATAGAAAAGGCAAAGGATAGGGCCGAAACAAGCGCATATTGGGCCAATTGGTGGAGGGTGTACGGACTAGGTGAAATAGGAAACCTGGAGGGCGTTGTATTTAGCAACTATAAAACCATCGACACCATACCAAGCGAGGCTAGGTTAATAGGGTGTGGGTTAGACTTTGGATATTCCAACGATCCCACGGCCATAGTCGAAATATACCAACACGACGGGCAAAGAATCATAAACCTAAAATGCTATCGTACGGGAATGCTCAACGCGGCCATCGCCAAAGAACTACCCGAAGGCGTACCCATTTACGCGGATAGTGCCGAACCAAAAAGCATCGAGGAAATACGACGCTATGGGATAGCCATAAAGGCGGTAACAAAGGGTAAGGATTCCATATTATACGGTATTCAGATAATGCAAAGCCAAGAATACCTAGTAACAAAGCAAAGCACGGAACTAATAAAGGAACTAAGGGGGTATTGTTGGGATCAAGATAAAAGCGGCAATAGGTTAAACCATCCCGTTGGTGAGGACCACGCAATAGACGCATGGCGTTACCACGAAATGGAAGCCCTAGGGTTAAAACGTAACCACGGGCAATACGACGTTAGATAAATACTTTTTTTGGGCTAGGTATTGTATATTTGAAATATATTATTACCTTTGATATATGAAACAAATCAGAAAAAATGACAGAGTTATATTTGACTACAAGGGAACTCAGAAAAAAGGAATTGTACAAAGTGCATATTTGAAAAGTGATTCTTATTATATTTTAACCGATGAAAAGAAATACTTATTTCCTGATAAATCCGATATAATGGTTAACAAGAGGTATAGGGTCGAACGAAAGGATATAATTGAGAAAGTTAGAAAAAAGGATTTCGGTTCATTTGAGTATTTTGCAGAATTGTTTAATCCAAACAATTAAAAGAATCAAACGGGTTTGAGTAGCCCGTTTGTTTCATATTTGATTGAGGGCCTCCCGAAAGGGGGGCTTTTTTTGTATATTTGAAATATGAACGTAATAAACTTTAGTGGTGGGCGTACATCGGCATACATGACCAAACGATTAATTGACGAAGGCGGCGATTATCTTATAACCTTTCAAAATACGGGGAAGGAATTACCGCAAACTTTGGATTTTATACATGAGTGCGAAACACGATGGGGGTTAGATATACTTTGGTTAGAATATAGGTACGGCAATAAATGGGAAATTGTAGACTACGAAACGGCCTCAAGGGATGGCCGACCATTTAACGAGATAATACAACACTACAAGCATTTTTTACCTAATCAATTAATGCGGTATTGTACTACCGAGATGAAAATAAGAACACTAAAACGTTATCTTAAAAGCATAGGTATAAAAGATTACACCTCGTTTAATGGCATTCGATACGATGAACCTAGGCGTTGGAGTAAAATAAAAGGTACAGATATGGACATCGAATTACCTTTAGTAAAATGGAAAGTAAATAAACAAGAAGTTTTAGATTATTGGGCAAAACAAGACTTTGATTTACAAGTAAACGAGCCATACGGGAATTGTGATTGTTGTTTTTTAAAAGGCAAAGGCAAATTGGCCATAATAGCAAAAGAAAAACCCGAACTATTCGATTGGTGGATAGCCCAAGAAAAGGAAAGCGAAGGCACATTTAAAAAGGGAATAGAGTACAAAGACATAGTAAACAAAGCCCAAAACCAATTAGGCTTATGGGATGACGATCCATCGTTTGAGTGCTTTTGCAACATTGATTAAAACATTCGCACATTCACGCGTTAATTATATAGATGGAAATAACTATACCCACCAAGTTATCCGAGGTGCCATTGTATCAGTTAATCGAGTATAACCAAGTTGATACCGAGAACGATACACAAAGGGCCATATATGCCACGGCTATATTTTTGGGGCTAACACACAAGGAAACCGCTAAATTGCCGCTAAAGGTCTTAAATAAGGCCATAGGGCATATTAAAAACATTCTTAACGAATCCCCGCAACTAACGCAGACGTTTACACACAAAGGCGTTAAATACGGGTTCGTTCCAAACCTGGACGAACTTACCACGGGTGAATTTATCGACATAGAGAATTACCAAAAGGAACCCAAGGACCTTTACAAGGTCATGAGCGTATTGTATAGGCCCGTGACTGAAGTTCAAAAGGAACGCTATAAAATAGGCCCATACAAAGGGGAGGTAAACGACGGGTTTAAGGATATGCCTAGCGATGTGGCGGTCGGTGCGCAACTTTTTTTTTATCGTATCGCCAACGAATTACTGACCTATTCCCAGAGGTATTTGGAAGCAAAGAAGGCGAAACAGACCAACACGGATTTAACGAAAAGTGGGGATGGATGGGCTTTATCCATTTACTCACTAATGGAGATGTCACAAAGTTTGATGCAATTAGTAAAACACCCATTCAGACCAATCTCATGTGGGCGGCTTACAAATCGGACTTGGGGGAATTGGAGAGAAAAATTATAAACAAAGCTAAACGATGAGCAAAAAAGGATTAGGCGGCGTATTCGCCATATTTAAAGAGATAGCCGAAGAGTTGAATTGGAACTATTCGCACGGTAATTTAACCGAGGTAGGATTAAAGGCGGTACAAGTGTACCCATTACAACATTGTTCTATTTCGTCTATAACGGTCCAGGATCAAATTAGTACGGTAGTGGTTAACGTTATGGTGGCCGATATTGTCAACTTTCTAAAGACGGAAAACGAACAAGACAATTTGGTTAACCTATACTCCGAAATTGGCTATACGGAAAACTCAAACTACGCGCATATCCTCCAAGAATTGTATTACGCGTTTGTTCTTAAACTACGTGAGAAACATTTACAATATAACGAGGACGTGGCATTGGTTAGACCTATCGCCATGAACCCATTTATTGAAGCAGACGCGGACGTACTAGCGGGTTTTACGGTTGATGTATCCTTTGAAATAAAAAGCCCTTGGGTTACGGATTGTTATAATGAAGTATAAAAAGACCGAAGGCATAATAAAAGAGGCGGCCGACTATTTCGCTAACCAAGCGCAATTACAATTAAAGGCCAAGCACCCACGCACGACCATACGGATCGTGACTGGGAAAC